GGATTCCTCCAGAGTGAAAAAACCCTGACGCAGCCAGCAATAGATGCGCTGCGGGATAGCTTTAGAAATCTGTATTCGACAGATGCTGATAGCATTCCGGTACTAAACAATGGAATAACATTCAAAGAAGCCAGCGCGACATCGGTCGAGCTGCAGATGAACGAAAACAAAAAGCAGAACGGTACGGAAGTATGCAAGATCTTCTGTGTTCCTCCTGCAATCTTAGCCGGTGGCGCTTCAGAGCGTGACTGGCTTTCTTTTGTTCAGTATTGCATTCTCCCGATATTGGAAGACCTCTGTGAATCATGCAACAGGGATTTTCTGTTGGAGAAAGAAAAAGACTCGTTATTCTGGGCACCGGATGTCACAGAGCTGACGAAGGGTGATATCAAGACCAGATATGAGGCATATAAGACTGCAATTTATTCCGGATTCCTGCAGATTGATGAGATCAGAGCTAAGGAGAACTTGCCTGCGCTCGGATTGCCATTCGTTAAGCTGGGCCTGCAGGATGTCCTTTTAGACACTGAAAGTGGAGACGTATATACGCCAAACACCGGTAAGTGGGGCTCACTATCCGGGAGTCGGACGGAAGTAGACGGAGAAGATCCGGCAGCAGGATCTGAACCGGCAATACCTCCGAAAGGCGACCAGAAAGGAGGTGCTGGGGATGAAGATCGAAGTTAGATCTGACAGCGTGCATATTGAAGGATATGTAAATGCTGTTGGAAGAGATTCCCGTCGTTTGACCGATGATGAAGGATATCCCTACTATGAACAGATGGAGCCGGGCGTATTCGCCAGGGCCCTGCAGAATGGGAAGAAGGTAGATATCCTGATCGATCATGACAGAAAGCTCGGGGATACAGAAAACGGTCTGAGTCTTAACGAGGATTCAATCGGCTTGTTTGCCAGTTTTGACAGTGGAGATATGGAAGTGATTGATCTGGCAAGAGCGGGCAAACTGGTCGGCTGGTCTTTCGGATTTCTGCCGCTTGATACATCCGATGTATATGATTCATCAGTCGGACACAGATCCATCGTAAAAGAGCTGGAGCTTCGCGAGGTGTCTATCATCAGCGATGCGATGCGACCTTGTTACGCGGGCACATCCATCCACACAAGAGCGGATGGATCCGAAGAAAAGGTCCAGACAAGATCTATGGATAATGATGCTGTTTTCCGGGTGATCCTTGGAGAACCCGAAAAAAAGGAACCAATCGATTACAGCCGCTATGATGCGGTAATCGCAAAACTTAAAAAATAAGGAGAACAAAATAATGTACAAGAAAAAGCTTATGGAAAAGAGACAGGAGCTGGTAGATGAGATGGTATCTCTTCGCGCTACAGCAGAGAATGAAGGCCGTGCGTTTACAGAGGAAGAGGACAGCAGATTCAAGGAGATCGAGGCGGAAATCGGAAGAGTTGATAACTCTCTGAGAGCAATTGATGCAGCCAGGAACCTGCAGGCAGAGCCGGAGTCCACACCGGAACAGAAAAGAGCAAAAGAGCAGGAGTCCGTCGAAGAGATCGAGACCCGAGCATTTGCGAACATCATCCGCCAGAGAGCAGACGACAATATCGAGAAGGCACCGAACGGCGCTGTGATCCCGAAGACAATCATTAAAAAGATTATCGACCAGGTGAAGGATCTGTCCCCTCTGTTCAGAATGTCCACACACTTCGACATCAAAGGCAAGGTTGCAATCCCTTATGTTGACAGCGCAAACGACAACATCGCAGTGGCATATGCTACTGAGTTCGTAGATCTGCAGGCAAAAGACACGAAGCTGCTCGCTGTTGAGCTGGACGGCTTCCTTGCTGGCGTGCTTTGCAAAGTTTCCCGCAGCCTGATCAATGCTTCAGACATCGACCTGGTTAATTTCGTGATCGGCAAGATGTCCAAGGCAATCGCTGAGTTCAACGACAAAGAGACCATCGTTGGAACAAACGGAGCCATCACAGGCCTGTCCACTGTTGCAGCTTCCCAGAAGGTAACAGCAGCTTCCGCAAATGCGCTTACTGTTAACGAACTGATCTCTGTGCAGGATATGCTCAAGGGTGCATTCCAGTCCGGCGCTATCTGGGTTATGGCTCCGGCGACATGGACTGCAGTCAAGAAAGTCCTTGCTGGTACTTCCAATTACGAGCTGAACGCTTCCATCGAGAACGGCTTTGCAGGTCGCCTGCTTGGTAAGCCTGTTTATACTTCAGATCAGTGTGAAGCTCTTGCTACTGGCAAGAAGGCAGTCTGGTACATCAATCCTGCAGAGGCTCTCGCGGTCAAGACTGTTGAGGATTCTGTCCAGGTCCTCAATGAGAGATTTGCAACTCAGCACGCTGTCGGTATCGTGGCATGGCTTGAGATGGATGTCAAGATCCAGAACCAGCAGGCTGTTGGATTCATCCAGATGGCTTAATGAAAACTATTAAGGCACTTACTGCATTTGCCTCCTTAACCTATTCCGCAGCATCCGGACAGGTAATTTCCTGTCCGGATGATTTTGCGGAAGACATGATCAGGGCAGGCTATGCTGTTGAGATTCCGGTAGAGCCGGAGCCGGAACAGAAGCCTCAGAAGACGGCTCGAAAGAGGAAATAATATGACAATCAGTGAGCTGACGGTCAGTGATGTGGCCGCTTATTTAAAAATCGAAGATGCGGATCTGACCGAAAGCGAGACTGGGATAATCACAGCAATGCTGAATGCAGCCAGGATGTACGTCCAGAACTATACAGGGCGTGATACTGAGTATCTGGATCAGCATCCGGAGGTTGCCATAGCAGCTCTGTGTCTGGCAGGGGATTTTTACACGAACCGGGATATGTTCACGAATATAAAGGGGACAGGTACGGCAAGTGTAAATAAGACCGTTCAAAGTATCCTTGATATGCATCGGTTCAACCTGCTCCCTTCGGAGGAAGTAGAAGATGTATAAACTGGATGCCGGAAGGCTGAACAAGCGAATTGAAATCTGGGGATACCAGGAAGTGGAGAATCCGCTCGGCGGTCATAAGGTCGCACTGCAGAAGAAAGCAGAAGTATGGGCAGAGATCCATCCAACCCGCGGCACCGAGTTCCTGGAATATTATCAGGATTCCAACAGCCTCCAGTATAGAATCACAATGCGATACAGAGCCGGGATTACAGAAAAAGATGTCCTGGTACGCGGGGAGCATCAATTTGAAATCAATTCGATTATAGATATTGATTTTCAGCACATAGCACTGGAAATTTATTGCACGGAGCTGAAGGATCATGTCATACCAGAGGCGTAGGGAGGTGCTGGATGGCATCGAACTATTTTGAGATTAATGGTCTGGAAGAGCTGCAGGAAGATATTAAATCTTTAATGCGAAAATATCCATCAGAGACTGAAGCTGAACTTGAAAAGATCGCAACAGATTTCCAGAAAGATGTTAATAAGAAATTCCCCAATGGTGGAAAATCAGGACGGAAGCCGGTATCGAAGAAATGGAAACGATATAAACTAAAATCCGGTCTGAGCGGTATGACTGTTGGTCTGTCTCTGCAGAATACAGCTCCGCATTTCCATCTGGTCGAGAACGGGCATAAGCAGATCGTGAACAAAGAACGATATGCGGCGCTGCAATCCGGGCAGCTGGTTTTTTCAGGGCAAAAGAACCAGGGCAAGCGAAGAAATGCAAATTCGAAGGGAATGGTGCAGGTAGGTTTTGTCCAGGGAAAGCATTACTGTGAGAAAACACGAAATGAATGGAACAATGGAGAATTTGCTGAACGTGTTGAAAAGCACGTCGACAAGCTCCTTAAGAAATATGATTTATGAAAGTCAGAGACATCAAAACATCATGTAATGGAATATTAACGGCGGCGATGCCAGCTTGCAAGGTTTACGGTAACGATACCTTAGACGGATACACACGTCCGGCATGGTTCACGGAAATAATTCCGAGGACATATAGGACGATCAGTGAGTCGGCCATGCAGGCAGGCTTTACTTATAAAGCTACGCTGTTGGAAACCACACATGATGAAGCATTCTGCCTCGATGCGATCGATACGGTCCGGGAAGCATTCAAGTTTTCAATAAAATGTGGAGACATGCATCTTTTGGTTGAAGATTTTGACTGGGACTGGATTGACCAGCATAATGACGTGCTTCAGATCACGATCGATTTTGCAGAGTTCGTGGTAATTACGAATCTGCGGACGCGGCCAGGATCAGAGAACTATGATCTGATGGAAACGCTTGATATGGATATATATCTGCGGCCTTCAATGCATGAGTTTCTGAAAATTATAAACGCTATAAAACGCGGTGAAATTCGTTTTTCTTTTACTAATGATGGGCGGTTGATAGCACATCAAGTCGGAGAATATGAGGAATATCTGCGATTTGATATTGCTGACGGTATCCTCACTGCCAGCATGATTGAAGCGTTATCACAAGCGGTTACTTTTTACATCGATGGTACCGGGCACCTGTTCGCCAGTTACAAGAGTCCATCTGGCGTTGAGGAAAAATTTAACATTTATGTTACAGAAGGAGAATAAACAAAATGGGAGCACCTAGCATATCTATTGCCTTTATTGAAAAGGCGCAGGAAACAATCCTTCGCGGTGAGCGCGGTATTGTCGCTATGATCCTGAAAGGTAGCGCAGCCGGAGCTACAGAAATTGTTACTGCAGCTGATATTCCGTCTACATTTACCGAAGAAGCACAGCAGCAGGTTAAGAACTGCCTGCTTGGCTATGACACGGCACCTAAGAAAATAATCGTCTACACGATTACCGGCACTGATTACACAGATGCGCTGAACTATCTGGCTGGACAGAAGTGGAACTGGCTTGTTATTCCTACAGTCCAGACGGATGAAAAGACGGCGGAAATCGTGGCATGGATCAAGAACCAGCGCGACAATATGCATCTGACATATAAAGCTGTCCTGCCTAATACAGCAGCCGATTATGAAGGCATCGTTAATGTTGCAAATGGTTATACATATAACGGCACGGCTTACACGGCAGAGCAGGCATGTGCCCGCGCGGCTGGTATCATCTGCGGCACATCCGACAGCCGTTCCTGCACATATGCTCCGGTTCCGGAAGCATCTGATTGCGCGAGAATGACAAAGGCTGAGCTCGACGCAGCCGTTGACGCCGGCAAGTTTGTCTGGTTTTGGGATGGTGAGAAGGTCAAAGTCTGTCGCGGGGTCACATCCCTTACAAGCACAAGCGTCACCAAAACCAAAGGGGACAGCTTTAAGAAGATCCGTCTCGTTGAGATCATGGACATGA